AATTCGCAAAAACATTCGCAGAGAGTTTCCGGGCTTCACGTTTGACAATGAGCGCCCTGAAGGTTTACGTCCTGAACCGTTAGCTTTGCCAGAACCTAAGAAAGTGATTATGAAAGTGTTACGCTGAGGATAAGATAATGACGAGAATTGAACTTGAAAACCGTGTATGGCTTTTGGCCAATCATGAAGAAAAAAACGAATTGCTGGATCTTGGGCTAACATCCAAGGCCAGATATGTGAAACGAGTGTTGGAACTTGGAAAGGTGTATGCTCATGTTTGATTATGACAGAGATATGATGCAACCGCCTGAACCACGAGAAGAACTTGACCCAAGCCAGTACATCTATGTTGGATGTGGGCAGTATCGATACGTGGGTGATGAAGTATGATTCAGGAGCTACACGAAGAAATCGACAACTGGCGAGCTGAATATATTCATCTCGGCCGAGAACTCGGAGAAATCATCAACGACCAACAGGATATTATTTTGAAATTGCAAAACGAAAATAGACGTATAAAACGTGAAAATTGGAATTTGAAGAAGACGAAAGGAAGAAAGAAATGACAAACGAACTAACACAAAAACAAATTACATCACCAGTTGCAGCACGCATTGGAGAAATGCAAAACGAGGGACTAATGATTGCACAGAATTATAGCGTTAGCAATGCACTCAGTTCAGCATATTACGCTCTAAAAAATTCCAGTAGTGGGAATTTGCTCCAGATGTGCACTCAAGATAGTATCTACAATGCACTCCTTGACATGGTAACTCAAGGGCTTAGCCCGGCAAAGACTCAGTGCTATTTTATCCCTTACGGAAATACTGTTAAGCTGACTAGATCATATTTTGGCACTATGAAAGTTGTTAAGCAATTACCAGAAGTGAAAGATATTTATGCAGAAGTTATCTATGAGGGTGACAAATTCCAAATTAAGAACGAAAACGGTCGGAAAGTTTTTGTTAGCCATGAAACGGATTGGGTTAATGCAGACAATCCAATCGCAGGAGCTTATTGCATTATCGAAAAAGAGGATGGGGAGAAAATCCTGACTGTTATGACCAAAAAAGAAATTGACAAGTCTTGGGCGCAAGCTAAAACTAAGAATGTTCAGAATAACTTCCCTCAAGAAATGGCTAAGCGTACAGTTATCAATCGTGCTGCGAAACAGTTCTTTAATACTAGTGATGATAATGATTTATTTATTGATGCTGTGAACCGTACTACAGAAAATGAGTATGATAACGAGCGCCAAATGAAAGAAGCTGAACCAGTGAGAGAAGAAGCTGAAACGTTAGACGACATTTTAAAAGCCCCTAGCACGCCCACAGAGCCAGACAACGTGGTAGATGGAGAATTTACCGAAGAAAGCAAAACACCCCCAAAAACGGCTGAAAAAACGGCAATTCCTGACGAGTTAGCTTCTACCGAATACCCAGCAGATGAAATTCCAGACTTTAACGAAGAAACGGGAGAAGTTTTGGAAGAGATCAGTTTCTTTGAGGGAAACACGACCAACATTAAGGAGTAGGCCATGGAAGAATTAACACAAGAGAACTACTACCAGGACACAAACTGGTTGACCAATTCACGCTTTAAACGGTATCAGCAATGCCAGGCCAAGGCCTTTGCTTTGGACAGTGGCCAATGGGTAGAAGAGAGGGACGAGACCCCTCTCCTCCTTGGGAACTATGTTCATAGCTACTTTGAAAGCCCAGAAGCACACCAGCAGTTCATGGATGAAAATGGCGACAAAATCTTGGCCAAAACTGGGAAAAACAAAGGAAATCTAAAATCTGACTTTGTGATTGGCGATAAGATGATTGCAAGTCTAAAGGATGACGATGGATTTAATCATTTGTACCATGGTTATCCGTCAGACGAAGTTCAAAAAGAGTTGATTGTCTATGGAGAAATCGAAGGGGTTCCAGTCAAAGGTAAGCTGGACAGTGTCAACTTGAGTCGTGGCTATTTCGTGGATTTAAAAACCATGAAGTCCATCTATGCTGAAGAATGGAGCGCAGAACTTAAAAAGAAAGTTCCTGCAGCAGTTAACAATATTCTTAACTTTGGATATCATGGTCAGCTTGGATTGTATCGTGAACTCTTAAAACAGATGACTGGTAAAGATTTCAGACCATACATCGTAGCAGTCAGCAAGGAAAACGTGCCAGATCGTGACATTTTGAAAATCGATGATGAATGGCTTGAAGAAGGTTTAGACAAAATCAAGTCTAAAATTGTAGAAGTTTGGGAGGTTATCCAAGGCCGGAAAGAGCCTAAAAAATGTGGTCATTGCGATTATTGCAGAAGCCAGAAAAAGCTGAATGCAGTAGTTAGCTTGAATGACCTGATTGAAAGTGATTATTAAGTTTGAAAAACCAACTATTTCCAAAATGGAAACAACTCAAAAATAAACAAGCCGGGCATTCTTGTAAAACTGCGAACTAGAAAGCGTCAATGAAGGTCATGTGACCTTGGACGAGCGACTGCCTGTATTTAGCCAAACTCACAACAACAGAGGCAGTCGCATTTTTTGAAATGAAATGAATGAAATCAAAGAAAAAGCCCTGGCTAAGTTGCTAGAGGAATTAAATAAACCACATGATCTTTCACTTGATCGCATTCATAACTGGATTTGCGACCAAGAGGACGAAGAGTTATTCCAAGGCATCCTAAAAGAGCGATACTCTCTGAAATGTGCTCTGAAGTATGCGAAAGAAAAAGCGCGCAAATTCGCTGAAAATGGAGTAGCTTGCATCGATGACAACACTGTTTTTGGATGGATTCGAGAATATTTTATCTCAAATTCAAAAGTATCCAACATCGAACAGGTACCAGTCGAATCTATCAAGAAGAAAAAGGAAGAGAAAAATCAGGATTCTCCTGAAGAAAATGTGGATGTCGCTAAAATTAAGAAAGGCGCTGGTCCAGGTGATGAGATCATCAAGAAGCCTAAAATTAAGAAGGAGAAAGGAGTAGTCGAAGGTCAATTGGACCTTTTTGAAGAACTAGCATGAGCAAGATCAACGAACAATGCAAGCGAGAAGCAGATAGACGATTGAAGCCACCTGCAGGTTTCTGGAGCTGGTGCTACTCGCAAATCACAACGTACAAATGGAGCAATAAGGACAAGACCATAATCGCTTCAGATTTGAACCTTGGCCATTGTATCGAGAAACGACTGACAAAGTCGTCACGGCTCACTTTTTATGACAAGACCTACTTTTTCTCTATCATTCTCAGTACCTCGAAGCGCATTGAGATACAATCTTATGAATTTAGGTCGAATTTGGTTGAAGGAAAACAGTTTATCGATTGGCATTTTACAAATTTGGAGCGATTCGAAAATGACAAACATGTGAAGATTGGCCAAGATTACAACGGACAATTTTATCCGTATCTATTCGCTAATTTCTTTAGCGGAGGGTATTATACTGGTAATAAATTCTATCCAAACAAATGGGTTGAAAAACTTAAAAAGGTATCTGAACTCAAATATTTGAAGTTCGGGAATATTTGCTACTGGGAAATTGAACGGCTTTACAAATATAAGTTTGAAATTGAATTCGCTCAGAAAATTCATGCTTACAAATTGGCCAACGAAATCATGTATCCAGGTTACACTGGATTCACCAAAAACGTAGATATGCGAACCTTGAATCGCAGATGGCTTCAGAGGAATAAACAATTTTTCAAGAATTCAAATCGTAGTTTTAATGAATTTGAGTTGAGCCGTCGATTAAAAGAACGGAACGGCCGACTGGTGCCTGGCATTGAGTCTTATCTGACTTACCACGATATCAAGCATATACCGAAAGGTGTCGGGATCAATAAGTTTCAGAATTGGGTTATCAAGAACAGAATTGAGTTCAATGAATATCTTGATTACCTCAAAATGTTACGAGAAATGGGGGTTGAGCCTGAAAGTGATGCTATGCTTGTTCCAAAGGATTTTACGGCCATGCATAATCACACGGTCGGATTATATAATCAATTCGTTGAAGAAAAACGCAAACTGGAAGATAAGAAGAAACGTAAGCAGCTTGAAGCAGAATTCAAACTTAGAGAAGGAATGGATAAGACCATCCAAGGATACGCATTTCACGTTCCTAGAAAAGTGGCCGAACTTATCTATGAGGGCAAGAAGCTACATCATTGCGTAAGCTCGTACACAGACAAGCATTTTAAAGGGAATACCTTAATAGTGTTTGTCCGTCTATCAAATCAACCTAAAAAACCTCTTTACACACTCGAAGTAAAGCAAGGCAAGATAATTCAATTCCGTGGAAAATACAACAAAAATGTTCCCAGTGAGGTTTGGGATGTAGCCAGGGAATGGATGAAACAAGTAAAATTACTACCCAAAGCAGTATAAATCAGGAGAAAATAAATGAATTATAAAATCGATATAGCAGGAACGAGTATTGCACTCGAAATCGTAGATAAGAATATCACGATCACAAACAAGATTGAATATGATATGCAGATGCATTTCAGAAATACGGACGCAGATGCTTCTCTTGATACAAGTGGCGACGTGTTCGAGCCTCTCTATTGGCTAGACATCAGGGTAACACCGAAAACGCCAACAGAGTATCATACGAGCCTTGGAGTCAAGAGGGAGAAACGCCACTTAGCCGAACTTCAGAAGTTCTTTGAGTTCATCGAGAACAACAAGCGAAATCTATTCGATCTTTGTGGAATCAAGGGAGAGCTGCAATGAAATCTCTGACATTATCGTTAGACATTTCGACTACTGCGACAGGTTGGGCCATATTTCACGGCTCTGAACTTGTCCAGAGTGGTGTCTTAAAGCATAAAAGCAAGTCATTCTTTGAACGTGGGCGGTTCATGGCTAGTGAATTGCGAGCGATTCAATCAAGGGCGCTCCAGAAGTACGACTGCCATTTTGAATCGATTGTGGTCGAGAAGAACTCGGTAATGGGGCCAAATCAGCAGTCTATGATCAGTATTGGAATTGTTACAGGTATCATTCTTGGCAGACTGATTGCTGACAATGTGTACTTCGTGAACGTGTCGACCTGGCGCAAGTATTGGAAATTTAGCTATAAGGACCGAAGTAAAAAATCAATGAAGCTACAGGCCGTTGCTAAGGTGTCTGATGAATTCGACCTGAACGTCAAAGACGATGAAGCTGACGCAATACTGATTGGTTCATATTTTGTA